TTGCCGCCCCATACATAGATGTCGCCGATATGCGCATAGCAATGTCGCACCAGTCCCAGCGCCAGCTCTGACGGTTCATACGGCAGAACAGGCTCGACCGGATCCGGCGCTGTCCGCAGCGCCGCCCATGTTTTTTTACCCACCTTGCCGTCTACCGTAAGCCCGTTGGCCTTTTGGAATGACTTCACAGCTTTATCCGTTGCCGGGCCAAAAACGCCGTCAATCTCTCCGCACGGAAATCCGTGCTTGTCCAACAGCGTTTGCAGTTCCTTCACATCGTTACCGCTCATGCGGGGCCTGTCAATTAGCTTTAAAATCCGTTCTTCCATCGGTTCCTCCTTAGGGTCCTCATATTGCGCCGCCTCCGGCAGCTGCACAAACCCGTAACCCGTGTATGGGTCGCGGCCCTTGTTCCCCAAATCCACGGCCATGTCTTTCAGGGCTTCGTAAACCTCGGGTTCCGTCATATCGGGATTCGCGGACAGCAGCAGCCCGATTTTTCCTGCCAATTGTGGCGCGGCAAAGCTGGTGCCGGATTTGGTCACGGTGTTGCCGTCCATGTCAAGCCCATCAACCCATTGCCCAAAATCAGCAAAATCTACTTCGCCGTGCCATGTGCTGAAATACGCGCACGCTCCGTCTGTTTGCAAGGCCGCAACGGTGATCGGGCTTTCAAAGCATGTCGGGTATCGGTTCAGCACTTCCTCGCCGTCATTTCCTGCCGCGCAAACCAACGGAACGCCCGCCGCTACACAGGAATCTACCGCATTTCGGATGTATTCCGCATCGGTTTCAAGCGACATGTTCACAATAATCCGTTTGCCCGTTACTGCGACTTGTGCGGTCACATCGTTCAGTGCTGATATGATGTCGGACGGATAATCGCACCGATACGACCATATTTCAGCGTCCGGGCAGTATTCGTTGATTATAGATGCCGTAAACGTGCCGTGTCCGGTTCGCGGTTCGGTTCCGTGCCTGTGTGTTACATTGCCGCGCAATCTGCCTACAGGCTCAACGCCAGTATCCAATACAGCGAAGATGATGTTCTTTCCTGTGTATCCCGCCGCGTGGTAGTCCTTGCGCATCTGCGCATTTAATTCCCTGATGTTCATTGTGCCTCCCACCCTGCCGGGTACGCCTCAGGCGAATAGACATTCGCGTCAATCCGACTTACATACCGCTTGCCGTTGTAGGTCACTTTATCGCCCGTGCTATATGCATCATGCGCTCCCGTGGGCTGTACCCATTCAGGCCATTCCTCCGTGCTGATTTTCACCCACAGCGCAGGAACAACATCGGGCGTCCAGTCCGCTTGTGATGTATGCGCCTGTACCACTCTGTAAAGAAACTCCCCATGCCGCACACGGTCATCCACGGAGTACGCCTTGCCAATCTCCCACGCGGGATAAATCGCCATTGCGTCCAGTGCGACAGCATCATTAAGCTGTGCGCCTGCCAAGTCCATTGCCGCGCGTACTGCGCGCGCGCCATTCAGCCATCTGCCCATGTTATGCCCCTTCCTCCGGCACAACGCCAAGCAGCGCAAGCGCTGCCGCCATGTCTTCTGTTTCGTTCGGCTGCGGTTCCGGCACAGTTTCGTAGCTGAAAACAAGATGCGGCGCTTCGCCGGATACATCAACGGAAACGTTCACAATGCGCGGATTGCCATCCGCGTCAACAGGTGAAAACGCCGCTTCGATCTCCGGGTCTGGTTCCGTCCATTCCATACACGCGCAACCCGAAAGGCCTCTGATTTCTGCATCCTTTTCCAGCGCGAACGGCGCTATATTCCCATCCATGGAATATCCACAAATCACCTCGCCCGTATTGCCGTTATAAAAAATGCGTCGAATAAACATTGTTTCCTCCTAGCCCAAGATGATGTATTTGTAATCAAAACCAACCCATGAAAAATCCCTGTGCGCCTGTCGTGTAATCGTAAGGGTTCCATTTGAATAAGCCGCACCATACAGCCAAATTTGTGGGATGTTTTTGGCAAGACTTAGCCCACCGCCACAGTTCGACGACCAATCATAGTAGGTGCCATATGCATACCCTATGCCGCCGTATTGCGCACGCATTGCGATATCGTATGGTTCCCGTGTGATAACAATGGCGTATGCCTTTGGCTTGAACGGAATCCCGGTTATAACCAAATTGGGGCTGTTTGTGCCGCGAATGGTACCAACTATTTTTCTATCAGAACCAGCGCCGACGTTCGTAATGCCTATCATTTGATCACCCCAGTATCACGTAATCTGTTGGCCTATGAAATGCGGGGCTTGCCGGCACAGTAAATACCCCGTTGGAATATGTCGCATTGATAAACCCATCGCCTTCATTTAAGTCAAAATAATAATTTCCGTTGCCCCCGGTATCCTCGCCCGCCGTATAGCGAACCCGAACCAATCCGCGTTCCTCCATCATGATTCCGCATTCCTCAGCCCCAGTATACGTATAATACCCGCCTACCCAATAGAACTTCGGTTCAAATGGAATACCCGTAATTACTACGGTACTAGTAGTTCCGGAGTAATTAAGTGAGCCCCTGATTTCACGCAGTTTTCCGCCGCCTCCAACGTTGACCATTCCCACCAGCCCAGGCGGGATCAAAACCGGCGTATCCGCCATATCAATCACCCCCATGCCACGATTGTTGGGATCGTCATCGCCGCAGTCGGTACGGCCTTCGCATATAAATAAATGCCGCCGTCGTAGGACAGGCACACCGGTGCAAGGTTACCGCCCAGGGCGTCATCCGGTGCCAGTGCAACCTGCGCAAAATGCGCCGCCGTGACCCCTGCGCATGGCACTGCAGCCCTATATGGGAAATCCGTATAAGTGCTGTCCGATAACCATGCAGATGTAGCTACTGATTTGTCCGTGAATGTCAGCCTGGCTGCCTGTGCGCCGATCCCCGCCCTGGCTTCTGCAGCCGTTGTGCCGCCCGTGCCGCCCGCCGCAACGGGTAGCGTACCTGCCTGCAGCGCCCCGCCCATGCCGGTGTACACTGCCTTGAACGGGATTGTGCCGATTTTACCGTCGTTGGTTATATTGCCGTGGGAATGATTATTCGCCTTGTTTTGCGCTGTATTCGCTGCATCAGCGTTCGCTTTCAGCTGCGCGTCGATTGCGTCAAAGTTGGTGTTAAACTGGTCTACATCATACGACTCGTCTTGCGCGGGCTTGATTAAATTGTAATTTTGAGTACGACTAGGCATTGATTTCCTCCGTCCGTATCGCATAATGCGTTTTTTGTGCGAGCTGCGCATGTGTATAAGGCTGCAGCATTCGGTGCGTATTGTACAAGATACTTACATCCAATACGATATTCAGCGGTACCATTTCATCCAGCATGCGCGCAACTTCTGCGAGCATGTCCTTGCGGCCTAGATCTATGCGTATCGTGAGCCGCTCATCGGATATGCTCAGGCTCGCTGTGTAGCCATCGCCGACAAGTGCCTGCAAGGATGCGTGCATCTGCCGCTCCGTGTACGGCAGCTTGCTATTTAAGCGCGTGGCCACGCGGAAGCGGCGTAGTGTCAGGTCGTCGCCGGTCGCGGGGATGATCCGCAGAATACGCTCCCAGCGCCGGATGATTGCGGAGTCCGCATCCAAAATTACGGCGTTGTTTTCCAGCTGTTGTTGCAGCTCAACTATGCTGTTCACTTCGGGATCGACGGCGTCGCCGATCCCCTGATAGTCTTTGATCAGCCGCAAAAAGCCCGGCAAGTACTCGATGTAAGTACGCATTTTTATATCTCCGTAAGCGTCACGCTGCCAAGCGTTGGCACCTCATAGCTTGTATAGTCGGTATCCAAAATCAAGTTCGCGGCAGCACCATTGATTTTTGTATCCATCACGTCCAAAACGCTGGTGAGGTTCAGAAGGATAGATTCGATTCTCGCCACGCGCACAACCGACTGCTCGAAAGATATCTCTTGCAGATATGCTGCAAGTGCGTCTTCCGCCTCCGTCGTCACCTCAGCGACCGAAGCGCCGGAAGCCGGCGTGACGGACGCGGAAATGTTAATCACCTGTGCCGTCACGGATTTGACCAGCACACGGTGTCCAATCGGTGCGAGGCCAATCCCCTCGCCGGAGGATGCGACAGGGTCGATCGCGTCCTGTACGGTGGCGACAAGCTCATCGCTTGCGACGCCCATATCCGTGCCGCAGATCACACATGTCACATATACGCCCGCTTCCGGCCGCCGAAAAGCATGTACACCGCCCACACCTGGCATCGTTATGATCTCCTGCTCGTACGCCGCGCGGTTCCCGGCAAATGCCCGCGCGTTTACGGTCTTATAGTAGCGGGCACGGTAGTCCTCATCGCTTTCTTCATCGTCACCCTGGATGAGCACATCCGTCAAAGTTGCCACCGCCAGCCCAGACACGTTGTCTACTGGCAGGATCGCACCGAAGTATGCGTTGCCGATCAGGCCCGCCTGCTCGCACACCACCTTGTAGACGCCCGGTGACACTTGATCGGTGACAGCATACGTAACCCCGCCGCCTGAAAAGCGGGTACCGATCGGCACGGCGG